TTATTTTTCTGGGTAATCATAATTCCGATCTCTCGCTTGTCATCCATCACCAAATTCTCATACTCAAGCTCCTGTTGGAGGAAGTAAATCAGGTTATTCCCAATCCCATTTCTCTCAGGACAAACAAACGCAGTATTGTAAAGCCTAGCCTCGTCTGCTATAATTCTGGCAAAATCATTGATAGGCGTCCTGTTGGAGTAGAACTCAGCAACCTGCTTACCATTATAGATGTCGATAATGTGGAAGGCTGAATAATCGCGCTCACGACCAATTGAAGGGTCGGCGGCAAGAACATACTCATGATTAGGTTGAGGATCTTCCCATATCCGCATTCTGTTATTATACTTGATCCAATACTCCTGACTGCAATTCTCTTTCAAGTTACGTAGAATCTCACCTTCGATATATGTTTCACCAGTTCCTAGAAAACTAGCCTCATACTCTTGTAACCATTCTTTGTAGCTGTGCTTACGTCTGGTTTGTTCCTCCCACTTATCAACATTGATCGGAGGGTTGCAGGATTCCATTTGCTCGTACAACCAATCAAACCCTTTCTGCCTCTTGTATTCGGGATGCTCCTGCCATGTAATGTCAATTGGGTGGAAACCATTATCACCCTCAATGGCTTGC